CATCTGGTGCTACTGGTGCCACTGGTGCCACTGGTGCTTCAGGTTCATCAGGAACTTCTGGTGCTGCTGGTGCCACTGGTGCCACTGGTGCTTCAGGTTCATCTGGAACATCTGGTTCATCGGGAACAAGAGGAACTTCTGGATCTTCAGGTTCATCAGGAACATCTGGTGCCGCTGGTGCCACTGGTGCCACTGGTGCTTCAGGTTCATCAGGAACTTCTGGTGCTGCTGGTGCCACTGGTGCCACTGGTGCTTCAGGTTCATCAGGAACATCTGGTGCTACTGGTGCTACTGGTGCAACTGGTGCTTCAGGTTCATCAGGTTCATCAGGAATATCTGGTGCTGCTGGTAGTAGTGGAACAAGTGGAACTGGATTTACAACAATATCAGGTGCTTCAAACGATAGAATACTAACATCCGATGGTACATCAAATGCTGCTGTTGCAGAAACAAATTTAGCATTTAATGGTTCAACACTTGTTGTTACCGGAAATGTTACTGCAATGTCATTTACTGGTTCACTTCAAGGAACTGCATCTTTTGCAACTACCGCTTCATTTGTTAGTAAGAATAGTATTACAGGTAGTCTTGGAACATTATTACCGTTTGCTGTTGTTGAAAAAACCACAGATGAAACAGTCTTAAATAATGGAGCACTTCAAGGTGATGACGAATTATTTTATAGTATGTCAGCTAATGCAATATATTACTTTAATTTTATACTTATAGTAGAAAGAACAAATGCATTTACGGATCCAGGTATAAGAATAGCAGTTGATGATGCAAATAGTGGAACAGGTTATTGGGAACTTTTTACAGTGAGTCCTGGTAATTATTTCTTGACAGATGGTTACAGTGATAACTTTTTACAAAACCTAGGGACGGATGCATCAAAACCAAGAGTATTTAAACTTACTGGAGCAGTAAAACCAACATCGGCTGGATCATTAGCACTAAATTGGTGTCAATATACAGAAACTCCATTGACTGGTACACGTATAAAAAAAGGAAGTAGATTGGAAATTTTCAAGGCATCATAATGAATTTAGAATTTTACAAAAAAATAGAAGCAAAAGATGTAAATAATAATAATATTTTTGTTTGGAAATTTATAGATGAAAATGGAGATATTTGGAGAACACAAACAGCCATTAGTGGATCTGAATTGGATGCCAAACAAATTATATTACAATCACATTCATAATTTAAACATTATTAAAAATATAATAAATATTTATAGTATTATGTAACAATATTTTAAGTTGATATTATGAATAAATCAATATTAAAATTGATTAAGGAAATGAACCTTGCCATATTCAATGAAAATGATTTGGTAGATAAGGATGTTCTTGTAATTTATCCTGGTAAATTTCAACCGATGGCAATATATCATAAAGAAGAATATGATAGAATTTGCCGTAAGTTTGATAAAGAAAATGTTTATATTGTTACAGACGATACTACTGATCCAATAGAAAAACCACTAACATTTGATGAAAAGTCTGCAATTATGCGTCGTCATAATGTTAAGCGGATTATGAAATCAAATACACCATTTCATGCAACAGATGTCATCGAACAATTTGATAACGATAGCACCATTGTAATTTATGCGGTTGATAAAGATCATGTATCTAAATTAAAAGACTACAAGAGATTGATGCGTTGGAATGGTAGTAGTCAATTGGCATACAAAGATATTCAAAATCCGTATGTATATTATATGATTGTTAATCATGTTCGTTACGATATTCCAAGTTTTGGCAAAATGGGATCAAAGAGTATTTTTTCTGCTTTGGCCGATAGAAGTGCTAAATTAGCTGAATTAAAGTCTCGTTTTATTTCTATATTTGGATGGTTTGATGTTGAGATATTCAATATGGTTGTTTCCAAGTTCAATACAAAACGTGGAAAAATGAAAGAAGTAAAATCCGATAAAAATGGGTTAAGACCTATGCACATGATAACAAGAAAATTTTGGAATAAAGTTTACAACGAAATAATAAAGTAAAAGGTTATGTTATGGATATTAAAATTGATAGTATACAAGATGTAAAAAAACTTCTTGCGGGAGAACACGATAGTCAGCAAAAAGTTCAAGTTGGTTTTTCTGCAAATAAAAAAGAAGATAACGAAATTCGTAAAATTGGTGATAAGTGGTTTGACGAAGATGGTAACGAATGGGAACAAAAGAATGGATATAAAATAAAACTTGGAAAAGAATGGCAACAAGAGTTACATCAGTATTTGAATACATTTCCAAAATGCCCAAAAGAAACTTGCACTTGTGGTATGCCTAAAAGACTTGACCAAAAAATGAAAAAAATTCACGGTATGTGTTTTGATTGTGTGATTGATATGGAACATAAAATTCGTCTTGAAGGCAAGTGGGATGAATATGAAAAAACAAAATTGAAACAAAATGCACTTGCATGGTTGGAAGATGCAGAACGTGATAAAAATATAATTGCCAATGAATTATCAAGAATGGAATTTACAAACGATTTTGGTGATATTGAAAATTGGAAAACGCCATTTAACAAAGAAGAAATGTTAGAAAAAATACAAAATGAATTTGCAGAGTTTAGAAAGAACTTTATTGAAAAGTTAGAAAAAGATTTAGGAGAAAGAGTTGAATAAACTTAATCCAGTTGCTCAAACTTTTAGTGGTTTTAGTGGTAGAATATCATCCAAGCGTGTGATGATGTTTTTTTCTTTTGGTGTTATGATATTTATGGCAATAGTATCAACCTTTTATGATAAGAAAGTTGAACAATTTATATTCGATGGTTTTCTTTACATAGTAGTTGGTAGTCTTTTTTCAGTAGCATCAGAACAATTTGCAAACAAATTTACAAAGATAGAAAATGGAGAAGGTGATGAAATCAATAATAATTGAAAGGGCAGTTCCTACAAATAAAAAACTTTATTCAAGAATAAAATCAAGAATTAAAAGTAAATATAAAGTATGGCCAAGTGCATATGCTTCAGGTGCTCTTGTTAAAGCATATAAAGCTGCGGGTGGTGGATTTCGTAATGTAAAAGAAACTATTGTAAATCCCGGCTATCAACTTGAAGGATATGCTACAAATCCTTGTGGTAAAATTACTGAATTACATTTTCGTATTCAAGAAAATGAACCTAACATGATGAATGAAGCTGAATATCGTGGTAGAAAAGTTAGTTTAGGAAAACCGTTTAGAACGCCCGGTGGTCCAAAAAAGTTTTCTGTTTATGTTAAAAAATCAAATGGTAATATCGTAAAAGTAAACTTTGGTCACAAGGGTGAGGGTGGTAAGAAAACAATGCGTATTAAAAAGAGCAATGCAGCCCGAAGAAAGTCTTTCCGTGCTCGTCACAATTGTCAATCACCAGGACCAAGACATAAGGCAAGATATTGGTCATGCCGTTTTGGATGGCCAAGTTCGGGTAAAGGTGCAATAGATAAGACTTAATAATTAAAATTTGGTAAATTTGTTATGGCATTTATTGATGACATTAAAAAAATGTATTTAGATTATGGTGTTCAATTTCCAGATGTAGAAATCACTCCATTCATGGAAAATTTTATAGAACGAACATATAACGCATTATTAAAAGCATCGTCACCAAAATATTCGGATTCCTATAATATAGCGGAATTATTCATATCTTCTTATGAAAAATCTTTAATCGATAATGCAAGAATATCATTTTCAGATAAAATTAGTAATGCTAGATTTGTTGGAGGAAATTGTGAATGTGTAGAATTTATATTAAATGATGGAACAACAAAAAAAATACCATTACCATTAAGTAAAGTTGCTACTGGTTTTAAAAAAAATTCATCAATGAGATCATCTGCTGAATCAGACGGACCAAAAGGTCTTCAAGATATAATAGATGGATTTCAAATTTTTTGGGAAAAATCAGAATGGTCTGACGATATTGTAGAAGGAACTTCAAAACCTGAAGTGCATACCATTGAGTGTGGTGTATGTGACAAAATAGAAAATACTACAAAATTAATAGTAAATGGAAATACTGATGAGTCAAAAGAAGAATTAAAAAATGCATTTACTAAATTTTTCACACCAAGACACACATATAAAGCACAAAGAGAAATAGCACTTTTTGCCATTTTGAGAGAATTATCTCAATCATTAGAAAAGCATTTCAATGGTTATTCCGGTGAGTATTATGGTTTTGATATACGTGATAAAAAAAAGGTTGTCAAATTAGAGTGGAATAGTATAAAATATTCAACAAACATTGTTCCAAGCAAACCAATTGGCGAAACCGTACATCCAGATGATTATGATTACAGAGCTATCGACTCAAGAATAGTATCTGTTCATATTGGTGATCCAAAATCAGGTGGATTTAGTTTACATAACGCTAAAAAATGGATTGAGGGCAACACCCAAACAGGAAGATTGCCTTTGAAAAATTTTATCAATTTAACTCTATACGAACCTTCTGGAAAAGCAACAAGTACATTTATTAAAGATGGTAGTGCAAATCATCCAAAAACTGGAAATAAATACTATACGATGCTAAGTGAAACTACCGGTAGAAGTTTGGAATATTACGAAACAATTACCGTATTTAATGACGGTCATATAGAATTATTCCAAACTAAATATGATCGTGGTCAAAGAAGAACAATAACAGCAGAAGAAAAAGTTTTATCAAAATTAAAAGATGTAAATTATGCATTTTCAGGAAGTGAAGTTCTCATTTTAGAAGGAAAGGCGATAGATTTGAGTAACAAAGAATTTTTACAGAAAGATAAATCTAGACCAAAAACATCAATCGGATTTCACAAAGATAAAATTTTTATTGCAGTAACTGTTCCAAGTGGAAAACATAAATATGTATCCACAAAGAATGGAAAACAAAATTGGCCAATTTGGCAAAATACATTACTATCTATAAATCCAGATGCAACTTGGATTTCATTTGATGGTGGTGGTTCTTCAACATTTGTTGCAGATGGTACAATAAAACTAAAGGCGGAAGGCGATAACGGTAGAGCAATTTCAACAGTTTTATCTTGGGAAGAATAAATAAAATAAAAAAATTATTATATTTATTGATATGAATAAAACAACAGAAAATATCGTTAAAGAAATCATCAGAGAGTATATCTCACAATATATTCGTGAAGGAAAAAAGCCGAGTGGTGGTTTAACTGGTTGGTTTAGAGAAAGATGGGTTGATATTTCTCGTAAGAAAAAAAGTGGTGGACATCCACCATGCGGCGCCTCTGCTGGTAGTAAGGCCAGAAAAGGTGGTAAGAGAGCATATCCAAAATGTGTTCCTGCAGCAAAAGCCGCTTCGATGTCATCAAAACAAAAAAGAAGTGCCGTAACACGAAAGAGAAAAAAGGGTGCAACTGCTCGTGGTAAGGCAAAAATGGTTTCAACTTATACAAAAGGTTAATTATGGAAGATGTTTTGACACAAAAAATTGGCAATTACATAAAGATATTTGCCATAGTATTTCTTTCAATCCTATTGATATACAATGGGTATGAATATAATCGTTCAAAAGAACAATTAAGACAATCACACAAAACCGCAGATAGTTTGGAAGCTCTAATAAACAAATATGAATTTGATTATACCAATTTGAAAAAAAGAGCAGACGAATTAGACTCACTAATCAAAGTTCGTAAGGACAGTATTCTTATCATACGAAAAAAATTCTATGTTTATCGTGATAAAGAAATAAAAAATCCTGATGAAGCCACAAAGTATATTATTAACTTTCTGAAAGACTAATTTATGAAATATTTAATTGCCTTATTATTTTCAGTAACAACTGTGTTTGCAGTTGAAAATGACTCTGTTATATGTTTTAAGAAAACTGATGTGGTGAAGATGGCAAATCGTATTCAACTAATTCGTGATTCAGTTGAATATTTAACCGCAGTTGTAAATGCTCAAGATACTTTGATAGAATTTCACCAAACTCGTTTTGACTTATATCATCAACAATTAAAAAATCGTGACCAAGCTATTGATGCTTGTAAAAAAAGAAGTGTAGAATTGGAAAAAATAATTGATGAACTTCAACCTCGTTGGTATGATAATAAATTACTCTGGTTCTTTACTGGTGTTGGAACTACTCTTGGGATAGTATTTGCAGTTCAATGAGTAAGAATCTAAAAGATATTATCAAAGAAGAATATGCAAAGTGTGCCGCTAATCCGGTATACTTTATGAAGCGTTATGCTAAAATTCAACATCCAACTCGTGGCAAGATATTATTCGACCTATATCCATTTCAGGAAGATGTGCTTAGAGAATTTAATAGTAACCGGTGGAATATCGTATTAAAGTCTCGTCAGTTAGGTATATCCACAGTTATTGCTGGATATTCACTTTGGTTGATGTTATTCAATCAGGATAAAAACATTCTCGTTATTGCTACAAAACAAGAAACTGCTAAAAACTTGGTAACAAAAGTTCGTGTTATGTATGACAATATGCCGAGTTGGTTGAAAACCGGTGTTCAAGAAGATAACAAACTTTCACTTCGATTTAAGAACGGTTCACAAATAAAAGCCGTTTCTGCTGCCGCTGACTCCGCTCGTTCTGAAGCACTTTCACTTCTTATCATAGACGAGGCCGCCTTTATTGATGACATAGATAGAATATGGGCATCTGCACAACAAACACTTGCTACCGGTGGAACTGCTATTATCAACTCTACCCCAAATGGTGTTGGTAACTTTTATCATAAACAATGGGTAAAGGCAAAACTCGGTGAAAGTTCTTTCAATCCGATAGAATTATTATGGCACGTTCATCCAGACCGTGACCAAAAATGGCGTGATGAACAGGACATACTATTGGGTCCTGACATGGCTAAACAAGAATGTGATGGGAATTTTCTTACATCTGGTCGTTCCGTAATTGATGGTGAACTTGTCCAATGGTATGAACAAACTTATGTGTGTGAACCAAAAGAACGGCGTGGTGCAGAGGATGCTTATTGGATTTGGAATTATCCAGAACCAAATAAAACATATATGGTTATTGCTGATGTTGCTCGTGGTGACGGAAATGATAATTCAGCTTTCCATGTGATTGATGTTGAAAACATGGAACAAGTTGCAGAATACAAAGGAAAACTTGATACAAAAACTTATGGTAATATGTTAGTATCAGTTGCAACAGAATATAACGATGCTCTTCTTGTAGTTGAAAATGCTAACATTGGGTGGGCAGCAATTCAACAAATAATTGATAGAGGTTATCCAAATCTTTATTATACATACCGTGAAGATGGGTATACTGATCCATCCGTTCATATTCCAAAGGGTTATGACTTAAAAGACAAGGCACAAATGATTCCTGGATTTACTACAAGTGCTAAAACAAGACCACTTTTGATTTCAAAATTGGAAACATATTTTCGTGAAAGATTACCAATAATAAAGTCTTCAAGATTAACACAAGAACTATATGTGTTTGTTTGGAATGGTGCAAAAGCAGAGGCACAAACAGGATATAATGATGACTTGGTTATGTCATTTGCAATAGGACTTTGGGTTAGAGATACTGCTCTAAAACTTCGTCAAGAGGGATTGCTGAAGACACGAATGAGTTTAGATTACATGGGGAAATCAACAACACCACTAAAACCTTCATATCAATATGGAGATGACCGAGATGGTTGGAATATGACAGTAAATGGACATAATGAAGATTTAACTTGGTTAATAAAATAGAGTTTGTATTTTTTCCTACATATTTATATTAAGTTTACATTACATAAAATAGGTGACAAATGGCACAAAATAAATCATTATTTGATAGACTAAAAACACTTTTTTCTACTAATGTTGTTGTTCGTAATGTTGGTGGTAAAAAATTAAAAGTTGTTGATACTGCTCGCTATCAAGGTGATGGAAACCCACACACATCAAAAGTTATTGATAGATATGGCAGATTACATGGAACAAAGGGAACTCCAATATCAGTATACAATCAATACAATTCATTCGCAGCAACAAAAATAGATCTTTATACTGATTATGAGGCAATGGACACCGATGCCATAATATCATCTGCACTTGACATATATTCTGATGAAAGCACTCTAAAAAATGATCAAGGTGATGTTCTCACCATAAAAACAGATAATGATAACATTCGTAAAATACTTCGTAATCTTTTTTATGATGTTCTTAATATAGAATATAATCTTTGGCCGTGGATTCGTAATCTTTGTAAATACGGTGATTTTTATTTGTATATGGATGTAAAAGAAGAACTTGGTGTTACAAATGTTGTTCCGTTTTCACCATACGAAATGCAGAGAGAAGAAGGAACTGATCCGGAACATATCTATATGACTAAATTTGTTTATGAAGGTCCTCTCGGTAGGGGTGAATTTCAAAATTATGAAATTGCTCATTTTCGTTTACTCGGTGATACTAACTTTTTACCATACGGTAAATCAATGTTGGAAGGTGCTAGAAAATTATACAAACAACTAGTTCTAATGGAAGATGCGATGTTGATACATCGTATTATGCGTGCTCCTGAAAAACGTATTTTTAAAGTTGATATTGGTAATATACCACCTGCCGAAGTAGATCAATACATGAACAATCTTATGAATAGAATGAAGAAAACTCCACTCGTAAATGAACAAACTGGTGACTATAATCTTCGTTTTAATATGCAAAACCTTTTGGAAGACTTTTATCTTCCTGTTCGTGGTGGACAATCTGGTACATCAATAGAAACACTTGCAGGTTTACAATATCAAGCAATTGAAGATATTGAATATCTAAAAAGTAAAATCTTTGCTGCACTTAAAGTGCCAAAACCGTATTTGGGCTATGATGAAAGTATAGAAGGAAAGGCAACACTTGCCGCTCTTGATATTCGTTTTGCTAGAACAATAGAAAGAGTGCAAAGAATTGTGGTTTCTGAATTGACAAAGATTGCAATTGTTCATTTGTATGCTCAAGGATATGAAAATGCAGATTTGGTAAACTTTGAATTAGGATTAACAGGACCTTCTATCATATATGAACAAGAAAAAGTTGCTCTTATGAAAGAAAAAGTGGACTTGGCGGGAACACTGATAGAAAAGAAACTATTTTCATTGAAATATATTTATTCAAACATATTCAACCTTTCAGAAGACGAGGCAGAATTTGAAAAGAATGAAGTTCTTGAAGATATTAAACATATGTTCCGTCAAAAACAAATTGAAAATGAAGGCAATGATCCTGCGATAACAAAAGAATCGTTTGGAACACCACATGATATTGCAAGTATGCAAGTTCGCGGTGGTGGTAAAGTAATAAACGATGCCGAAGTTCCAGAAGGTGGTTGGCCTGGAGCTGGTAGACCTGCTAAGAATTTAAGTTATGGAACAGATAACAGTCCATTTGGCAGGGATCCTATTGGAAAGAAAGATGTTGGTAATACATTGAAGGTTAATAATTCACCAAAAGTAAATTACAAAGGAAATTCACCGTTATCACTTGAAAACCGTGATATAGGTAAGTTGATAGATAGTATGTCCGGTATAAAGATTAAAACAAAAAAAATAATATCGGAAAGTCTTAAACCGACTATTAAACACGAAAATGAATCAAATTTGTTGAATGAGAACAATTTATTAGATGAATTGTAAAATTGCCTATATTTATTCTATGAAAGTGCACATAAACAGGTATAAGGAACAATGAAGAAAATTAAACATTCTAAATTCAAAAATACTGCAATGCTGTTTGAGTTATTGACTCGTCAAATAACATCAGACATCATTTCCTCCAACGAATCTGTTGCCATTCAGATTCTCAAAAAATTCTTTAATAAGAACACAGAACTTATTAAGGAATATAAATTGTATAAAACCCTTTGTGATGAAAAATTAAAGTCAGACACGAAGGCAAATATGTTAATAGAGGCAGTATTGAAAGCAAGACGTGGGTTAAACAAACATAAATTACAGAACGAAAAGTATGAATTGATAAAATCAATCAAAGAAAACTTTGATATTGATACATTTTTTCAAACAAAAGTTCAAAACTATAAAATACTTGCGTCAGTATACAAGGTTTTTGAATATAATGAGTTGGATAACCCAATTGAAATTACAAAGTCTCGTATAACAATACTTGAAAGTATAACATCAAAACCAAATACATCCGTGATAACAGAAGATTTTGCTATTACACAAGAATCAAAAGAAGTTCGTTTGATGGCTTACAAGTATCTTGTTGAAAAATTTAATGCAAAATATAACAATTTAACCGAGTCACAAAAGGTATTGTTAAGAGAATACATAGAAAATGTTAGTAATACAAATAACTTAAAGTCTCTTGTTCAAACAGAAGCGGTAACTATAAAAAGATTGTTTACAAAAAATATGCATAGGGTAAAAGACAAATCCCTAAAAATAAAATTACAAGAAGTTGCAGGACTTTTGGATGAATATGAAACAATAAAGAAAGTAGAAGAAAATCATATATCTGCTCTACTTCGTTATTACAGTTTAATAGACGATTTATCATGGAGTAAATAATGTCAGTCAATGAAATACACCCATATAATTTTCCTGCATCACAGGCAAATGAATTTGAAAGAAAGGGGCATCCTGGAAAATTCTTAAAATCAATAACATGCACATCTGGAACAACTACATTCACCGGTTCAAACTATGGTCAAGGTGGTTTAATTGTTCCTGCAGGCGCTAGTGGAACTGCATATTTTTCTGCAGGTGGTAGTATTCCGTTATCTGATTTATCTGGAGCACAACGTATATTTGAATTTGCATTAAATTCTGTTACAGTAGATTCTGGAACAGTTTATGCTTTAATAAAAAATCAACTTGTTAGGTAATGTAATATATGAATGTTGAATCTTTCATAACAAAATTAAAAGAAACAGAAGAATATCGTCAGTTTGCTGAAGAATTATCACTCGATGAAATGAGCACAACTGCTGGTGTTCCCGGATACCAAACGCCAAATGCTTTTGCTAAGAGTGAAGAAGATTTTGAAGAACACAACAAAGAAACTGCAGAAGTTTATGGATATAAACTTGTTCCTAAAACAAAAAAGAAAAATTATGAATCAACCTACAAACAGGCAATGGGTTTAATTTCGGAAGGAACATATAAAGATTTTAGAACGGATGAAACAAGAAGTTCAAACAGAAAAATAAATGATTCGATTAAGAATATAAACAGAACAATCTACGAAGTAGAAAGAGTTGTTGAACATGCATTGAGATTAAAAACAGAAATGAATGTTGATCAAAGAACTCTTTGGGGTGAATCAATGACTAGATTGAGAAAAATATCCGAAAGAATAAACAGAATTACAAAAAAAATTAACGAATTAGGTGCATAAAAATGAAACAACTACTCGTAGATACTATACTTTTTAATGTAACCCCAAAAATGATTACCGAATCTGAAAAGAAAAATGGTGGCAAAGTTATAGTTTCCGGAGTATTACAAAGAGCTGAAGCAAAAAATCAAAATGGTAGAGTATATCCCAAAAAGATTTTAATGCGTGAAGTTAAGAAGTATGCCGAAAATCAAATAAAAGAAAATCGTGCTCTCGGTGAACTTGACCATCCAGATTCATCCATAATCAATCTTCGTAATGTTTCACATAATGTTCTTGGTGTACATTGGAAAGATAATGATGTAGTTGGCACAGTTGAGATACTACCAACACCATCCGGAAATATACTAAAACAACTTCTTGGTGCAGGTATTCGTCTTGGAATATCATCAAGAGGGTTAGGTTCTGTTGAAGAAATAAGTGAAAGCACAGTTGAAGTTCAAGATGATTTTGAATTGATTGGTTGGGATTTTGTTTCAAATCCATCAACTCATGGTGCATTTATGTATCCACAAGGAATGAAAGAAGGTTTACATGAAGAATTGATTACAGAAGGTATATCAACTTCAACAATCGCAAAAATAGATCCTAAAATAAATCGCATCCATAATAATATAACAAACATTATTTGTGAAATTGGTAATGTTTGTGAATGCATATTTGATGGGAGATAACGATGCCGGCATTATCACAACAGCAACAGAAGTTAATGGGGCTTGCACTTGCTTACAAAAGAGGTAAAGTTGCTTCAAGTGATGTTAGTAAATCTGTAAAGGATTTGGCGTCATCAATGTCTGAAAAAGAATTAGAAAAATATGCTGGAACATCACATAAAGGTCTTCCTAAAAAAGTTGGTGAAACAAAAACATCAATGACAAGAGAAGAAATAAATAAACTTGTTTCGGATGCTGTTCAAGAAGTAATGAACGAAAAATTTAGTACAAAAGTTCTTACATCTGAACAAAAACAACAATATATTGAGGCAATTTCAAAATACAATCAATACAGAGAGGTAGTTCATCGTTCAAAGGCACTACCAGAAATAGTTTCTGAAATAAAAAGACTTGTTGAATTTGCAAGTAAAAACATGGTTGAGGAGTCTGGCGATTGGTTTGAAGGTGTATCACATAGAAGAAACTCAAAAAGATTGAGAGAATCTGTAAATGAATTTCAAAAAATATCGGAAAAAATTGTTAAATTACAAAGAATCCTGGAGTCTATCTACGAGAACATAGGTAAACAACTCGGAACATTTTACGAAATAAAAAAATAAAGGAAAAATGGTTATGTCAGACAGAGTTTATACCAGTTCAAAACCTGCTCATGTTAAAGTTAAGGCAGGTGGAATGAATGTAGATACAATGATTAAGGTATTTAAACGTAAGGTAAAAGAAGCCGGTATTCTTGAAGAATATAAAAATCGCATGGAATACATTAAACCATCAAAAAGAAAATCTGAAAAAAGAAATGCTGCTGTAAGAAGACAGAGAAAACTCGATTCAGAAAACATTTAATGGAGATAAAATGACCTTTGCTAGTATTGAAAAACTAATCCGTGAGGAAACACGGAAAGTTATTGAAAACCTGGAAAGGTCTTTTTCGTTATCAGAAGAAGACGAAAAACCTGCAAGCGAAGATCCTGAAAAAATGCTTGTTGTTAATAAAGAAAGTGGAAAGTCGTATTACATAAGTAAAAAAAGTTTTGATCCAGCAAAACATCAAAAATCTGCTCCAAAAGAAACTACAAAAGAAGAAGAAGAAACTTCTTCAGAAGAAACACCAACTGATTCTGAAGAAGAAATTAAAACCGATGATTCAAAAAAAGAAGATTCTGCAACTTCTGATGAAGAAAAACCAAAAGGTGATGCGGGTGATAAAGCAGAAAAAAAACCAGAACAAAAACCAAAAGAACCAAATGAAGAAAAAACTGGATTAAAAACTGTTGGTTTTTTGAATAAAGTTGATGCAGAAAAATTAGATACCAAAACAGACAATCTATATCCAAAAACACGTGAACAACTGTTGGAATATGATTATGAAGATATAATTGATATGTATGATTTAAGATTTGATGAAGATGGGGTAAATTTTAAAAAGTTATACAAACGAGCAGAAATGATTGCAGTATCAAAGTATTCTTTAATAACACCAAAATCAATAGATAAAGAAACTCTAATGGCATTGGGTTATTATTATTTGAACACTGAAAGAATAATTAACATATTGAGATTTGCTAAACCAAGTTTAACAAAACCTGAAATACAAAAACAATTAAAGTTAGGTAAACCAAAAGAAGGCGATAAAAGGGAAAAACAATATAAAAGTGCAATGAATGCATTTACTATTCGTGAAATGGACTATGCATTTGACGAACAATTACAAAAATTAGAATATAATATAGTTTCATATCGTTCCGTAGAAAATGAAAAAGTATTACAAATGTTTATTGATGCAGGACAATGGGTAGATAAATCATTTGTAACAACATCATTAAATCCTTTAATTACAGAAGGAACTGGAAAAAAGAGATTGCCATTATTTGAATTTTTAATTCCTGCTGGAACTTCTATACTAACATTACCATGTCACTCAAATGATTATTGTCACGAAACAGAGGTAACACTTCCAAGAAATTGTAGATATACTATACAAGGATTTAACGATACGAGAAATATTTACAAGATATTAGTGGAGCAAAACTATGGCCGATGAAAAGAAAATAGATACAAAAGACCGAAATAAGAGATACATCTATACAGAAAATGATGCAAAATCAATCTTTCAGTATGATCCTACAAAAAAACCTATCGAAAAAATAGAAAAAAAATAACTTTCCTTATACTTATACTTACATAATACTCTATTCGTTATAGAGTCCGATATTATTTTTTATTGCAATTAGTGTTTCAAATAACACTAAAAATAGTTGGAGATTTTTATGAATGATTTATTGAAAGAAGCTATTGCAGATGCAAAAGCCGTTAAGGAAGTAGCATTAGCAAACGCTAAATTGGCATTGGAAGAAGCATTCACTCCGCGTTTGCAGTCTATGCTTTCCAAAAAGTTGGCAGAGGAGGCAGAAGCCGAAGAGCCAGTTGAGGAAGGTGAGGGTGAAGAAGAAGCACCCGTAGAAGAATACGGATTTTATAGCGAAGGTGATGATGAAGAACCTGCTATGGAAGAAGGTGAAGGCGAAGAAGAAAAGGTTGAAGAAGCCGAAGAAGAAGAAAAGGTTGAAGAAGCTGAAGGTGAAGAAGAAGAAAAAGTTGAAGAAGGTGAAGATGAAGAAGAACCAATGGATGAAGAATTGATGGAGATTATTCGTCAATTAGAAGAAGACATTGATTCATCCGAAATCGGTGGCGGTGACAACAAGAAACCTTCCGCAGTTGCATCTGATGACAGCACAGAAGATAAGGGTGAAAAACTTGTTCAACTTGTTGAAGAAGAAGATGAAGATTCCGAAGAAGTTGCTGAAATCAAAGAAATTCTCCGTGCTCTTCGTGAAGAAGAAGAAGGTGAAAAGGCAGAAGAAAAAGTTGAAGAAGGTGAAGATGAAGAAGAAGTAGACATCAAAGAAGTTCTCCGTGCTCTTCGTGAAGAAGAAGACGAAGAAAAAGTTGAAGAAGCTGAAGAAGAAAAGGAAAAGGAAGTGGCAGAAGCAAAACTTCGTGAAGCTTATGCTGTAATTTCTTTCTTGCGTTCTAAAATCAATGAAGTCAATCTTTTGAACTCAAAATTGCTCTTCTCTAACAAGTTATTCCGCAAGCATTCACTTAACGAAAAACAAAAAATGACTGTTATCGAAAACTTTGATCGTGCATCAAGTCTTCGTGAAGTCAAATTGGTCTATGCTACACTTTGCGAATCGCTTAGAACAACAAAGGTTAAACAAATTAAAGAATCCTTTGCATCTAAACCAACCGCAAGCACACGCCCATCTAAACCAATCTTGAATGAAGGTGATGATATGGCAAATCGTTTACGTAAATTAGCAGGTTTGAAATAATTTTTTAAGGAAAAAACAATGAGTATACAAAATTTATTAAATACTTCTGGGAACCCCCACAAGCAACTTATCAAAGAAAACAAGCAGATTGTCAATAAATGGGCAAAAACTGGTCTTCTTGATAATTTGAAAAACGAATATGAAAAGAACTCTATTGCAGTTCTTCTCGAAAATCAAGCAAAACAACTTATCGAAGAATCAAACAGAACAGGTACAGCAGCTGGTTCAGAAGAATGGGCTGGTGTTGCACTTCCATTGGTTCGCCGTATTTTCTCTGAAATTGCTGCGAAAGATTTTGTTTCTGTTCAACCAATGAACTTGCCTTCTGGTCTTGTGTTCTTCTTGGACTTCAAATACGGAACAGCACAACCTGGTTTCACAGCAGGATCTGGTAAAGATTCACAAGCTGATTCAGTATTTGGTGTAACAGGTAAAGATGCAAAAGATGCTGATCCTTCAGGTGGTCTTTATGGTGCAGGTCGTTTCGGTTATTCAATCAATGAAGCCGAAGGTACATTTACAAAAGCTGCTGCATTGGCTGCAAACGCGTTTGTAACAGGATCTGTATCACATTCAACACCATCATTGTTCCAGCATGACACAGAGTTCCAAAATGCTTACTCTGCATCACTTGCAGCTGGTAACATTATGACTGTAACTGTTCAATCTGCATCATTGTCTACACCTGATCTAGAAGCGGTTCGTGCTTTCAAAGTATCTGGTTCAACAATTCTTGGTTATTTCCCACAATACACAACAACTGCAAACAATGGTTCAACCATTACTTTCGTTGTTTCTGCTTCTGCTGCTCCTGCAACAGTAGGTATTGCTTATGAGAAACAACCAACTGCTACAACACGTGGTGACTTTGAAGAAAATGCAGCAGGTGACAATTTGGGTATACCAGAAATCAATCTCGAATTGCGTTCAGAATCCATAGTTGCTAAAACACGTAAGTTGAAGGCAGTATGGACACCTGAATTTGCACAAGATTTGAATGCATACCACTCAATTGATGCTGAAGCTGAATTGACATCTATGTTGTCCGAATACATTTCACAAGAAATTGATTTGGAAATTCTTGATATGTTGATTAAGAATGCACAAACAACAGAAAGATGGTCAGCCCGTATCGGTCGCACATATGATGCTTCTACAAGTGCATTTGGTGACTATTCTACAAACCAAGCTGCTGCTTCTGCTTACAATCAACAAACATGGTTCCAAACACTTGGCACAAAGATTCAAAAAGTATCAAACGTAATTCATCAGAAAACACTTCGTGGTGGTGCAAACTTCCTTGTATGTTCTCCACAAGTTGCTACAATACTTGAATCAATGCCTGGCTATGCAGTTGATGGTGAAGGTATGAAATTCGCAATGGGTGTTCAAAAAGTTGGTCAATTGAATGGCCGTATCACAGTTTACAAGAATCCTTATATGCTCGAAAATCAAATTCTTGTAGGTTTCCGTGGAACACAATTCCTCGAAACTGGTGCTGTGTATGCTCCATACATTCCACTTGTAATGACACCGTTGGTATACGATCCAACGAACTTCACACCAAGAAAAGGCGTGATGACTCGTTATGCGAAGAAGATTGTTCGTCCAGAGTTCTATGGTCTTATCCAAGTAGATTCTCTCGGTGATGTCTAAACCGTATTGGATTAGTTAAAATAAAGGAGTGAGATTTTTCTCACTCCTTTTTTGTTTTTTTTTTTATTTTAATTTATATTTATTTGTGAGTGTTCAAACGGATCACTTTTTTTACAAATATGTAATTTTTAGTAATAATGGGAAATGTATATGAAACAGACTAACAAAAAGAGAAGACTGTTTGAAGACGATGAAATACTTGGAACTACCGATGTTCTAGGTTTAAGTAAAGTTCCAAAAGATGCTGCAAAAGCTGCTATTGGTGCCGGAACAAAAGACGGTGATCCAAAAGACGATGTTGCTGCTGGTAAAAAAGTTTCTATTGCTGCTAGTGCATTGAAAGCAGCACAAACAGAAATTATTCCAGAGAAGGCACTTGGTATGGCAATAGGAATGATAAATAAAGTTGGAATTTTTAGTGGAGGTCCTGGAGGAGATTTGGAATCCATAATTTCAGCAGATAATTATATTATGGATGGACACCACCGTTGGGCAGCAACATTTCTTGCGGATCCCGGTGCAAGTATTACTGCAACTCAAATAGAACTTCCAGGTAAAGCACTTGTTAGTGCACTAAATGTTGTAACAGTAGGCCAATTTGGTCGTGGTGGTAATGCTGGTAAAGGAAATATAGCTGATTTCAAAGGTCCTGTATTTGCAAAAATAATAGACACATGGAAAGAAAAGGGATATAAAGATGATAAAGGGAATGAAACAAAACCAGAGGATGTAACTAAAGCAATGGAAACTCTTGGTGGTGGTGATTTCGAGGCCGGTAAAAAAGTTGTTATGGCTAATGCAGATAAATTACCAAAAGAAATTATGCCTGGTGCTCCTGCAAGAATTGAAATGCCGGTTATCAACGGTAAAGAAGTTGATGGTGTTGCAAAGGCAATTGCAGCTGGTGAAATAGATATTAAGCCACCATATAGTCCAGATGTAAAAGATAAAATGGAATCGTATTATCAAATGCGTCGTGGATTAAAACCATTAAGAGAATCTGTTATTAAAAAACTTGTTGAATATAATACTAAAAATAAAAAAAGATTACAAGAATCTTATGTTAAGAAAGTTAAAAAACAAAGACTTCAAGAAAAATTAACACGATTACTTAAACCAATTGTTGCTGAAATTCTGAATAGTAAATTAAAAAAGAAATGATAAAATGAACCTCACATAATAATGTGAGGTTTTTTATTTTTAGTAGATATTTATTGTAAAACTATATCAACTATTTTGAAGTATTATGGGGTCATTATGACAAACAGCCGTAAACAATTAAACTCTTTGAAATATCTTATGAATGAGGTAGTATCGGAAAAGAGATTATCACAAAAAATCAACGCAAACACCATTAGATTTACAACTCTTGATGAATCCGCAATCAATTCATTGTTGGAAACAGATGTATTTACAAAAAATGAAGCGTCTGCTATGCGTATTTTGTTTTCAAAGACAAAAACAAAATCATTAAGTGAGTCCATAATAAATAAATTGGATAAAAGTGTAAAAACAATAGTTGAATCCAAAGACGGTGATGCAGTATTATCCGAAGGATTTTTTAGTGATATATGGGATGGTCTTAAAGGTCTTGGTGATAAGGCAAAAGAAGTTCTTTCAGGTGGCTGGGGTAAAATAAAAGCGGTTTGGAAAGAATTTTCTGCACTTGTATCAGAAGTTGCATCAGCATGCAAAGACGGATTGATGAAAGCATTTGGATCATTCGCTGGAAAGGCAAAATCTGCTGCCGCTAAAGCATCTGCAGATGTAGAAAAGAAAATACAGAATGTATCTGATCCAAAAACGTTTGCAACAGAAGTAAAAAATTTGTTCGAGTCTGGAAAATATCTAACAACAACTTTTTATAGTAAATGGGTTTCCGCTCCAACTTGGGAAAAAGATATGGTTGCTGGTAGTGTTGCACCTTCAGAAGATGTTAAAGTTGATGCAGCAAAGGCCGAGGATGGTTTGGATGACTTAAAAACTATGGAATCTGTTAAAAAAATGAAATTAAACATTATTAAAGAAAGAAATAAATTATTTTCAAATTCTAATGTTGTTTCTGAATTGTATAATAGTTCAAATGATAGGGCATTTCTTTTTGAAGGTGGTGGGTTTACACACCTTGAAGGTGCAATTAAAAATCCTGCATTGAAAGGTATAGTTGAATTAAGTGTTAAGATATTACAGTCAGTTTTTGCACCTTTAGCAAAAATTACACAAGTGGTAACTGCAATGGTTGGTAAAGAATTGCTAAAAAAGTTTTCAGAAGCCACAAAATTATTAGGTGGACCAGGTGTATTTGAGTTTGTAATTCTTTCAGGAATAATATCCGAGATAATGGAAGTTGCTGTAAAATTATTAACTCCTGGTGGTGCGGATATTGTTGGATTTTTTATTCCACCACTTGCTCCTATTTTTGCTGCGGCTAAAACTTTTATCACTATTGTTGGTGGTTGCTTAATTGCTTATAGTGTTGCAACAGTAATAGTAAATATGATACCAACATTACAAAAGAAAGTTGCAGATGCAGGAAAAACAGAATCATATAACCCACGTGGTGAGTTCAAAATACAAGATGGTAATTTATTATATGTAAAGTAAATTCCATAAAAATAAATTTTAATAAGGGTGACATTTGTCACCCTTTTTTATTTTCACTTTGCTATTTATTACAAATGGAAACTCAAATTCAATACATAGACATCATTTCTTTGGCGGTATCAAGTATTGCCACACTACTTGGTGTGTTTCTTTCTTGGTTCCTCAAATACAAATACGGTGAATATAAACAAAAAAGAATTGACCGAGAGATTTCTCATGCCAAACTAATCCAAACCATATTAGACCAACTGTTAGAAGAATATAAATGTCAGCGTGCATTTATACTTCAAAGACATAACGGTGGTAAATACAAAACAGGCAAATCAATGACCAAACTCTCAACCTCATTTGAATCACTAGAAGAAGGGGTTAGCACAGAGTTTAAGCAATATCAGAACTTACCGATTTCTCTTTACTCAAACTTCGTTGAAGATGTAGTAAATCATAAGGCGGTGTATCCTGTTGTAGATAATATAGAGGACTTAATTACAAAAGCATTTTTTTCACAGAGAGGGTCTAAATCAGCAGTGGTTTATCCGATACGAAAAGGATCGGAATTTATCGCTATTGTAGGTTTTGAATGGACCCATAAGGTTGAGAAATTGGATAACATATTATCCGAAATTGAAGCTGACGTAAAATCAATGGGAGAAACCCTTTCTAAATTATTATAGGAGCCATTATGAGTTCTGAACATAACGAGGAAACGAATAACAATGAACATTTGTTGAGTGAAGAAGAAGTATCAAGTCTTAATACAACGGGTATAAAAAAAGGAAGAAAAACTATTAAAAATAAAATACAGTTCCAACTTACTCTTAATGACGAACAAAAAAGAATAAAAACTGATGCTCTTCGTGATACAATTTCAGTATTTGTTGGTAAAGCTGGCTCCGGTAAAACACTATTGGCAACACAAATTGCTCTTGAATGTTTTTTCTATCGTGAGGTAGAAAAAATAATAATCACAAGACCAACGGTATCGAATGAAGATTTAGGGTTTCTTCCTGGTAATATAAAAGAAAAAATGGATCCTTGGGTATCTCCTATTCAAGCAAATATGAATATGTTATACCATAAAGAAAAAATTGAAAAGTTAATGGCTGAAGATAAGATAGAAATTGCTCCTATCTCTTTTCTTCGTGGTAGAACATTTGTTAATGCTTGTGTTATTGTTGATGAGTCACAGAACGTAACAAAGGCACAAATGGAAATGATATTGTCTCGTCTTGGTATCAATTCAAAGATGATGCTAACTGGTGATATATCACAAATTGACTTAAAACAGAAAAAAGATTCTGGTCTTCCATATTTATTTAATATGAAAGACAAGATAAATGGATTGGGGGTTTATGAGTTAAAAACAAACCACCGTCATCCTATTGTTGATGATATATTGAAGTATTTTGAAGAAACAAAAACCGAGAAGTAAATGACAGATATTCCTATTTGGCCTGGTAGTTCAAGTTTTACAACTGGTAGCACACCGTTTGGAACATTTGATAGCGATGCTGATTTTCAAGCAGAAGCAGATCCTTTTGCGGATTGGTGTGCTAAAAGATTAGGTTATCCTATTGTTGATGTTGAATTGCAGGATGTAAATTTTTATACTTGTTTTGAAGAAGCAGTATATGAATACTCATATAATGTTAATCAGTTTAATATACAACAAAACCTTTTGAGTTTGATGGGTTCATCAACAGGATCAAATGTGACTCAAAGAAATATATCAACAAACATGGGTGGATTAGTTCAACTTGCAACCGAATATGGTAGTGAAACTTTTACTAACGGTAATGTTAAATTTTATTCTTCATCTATTGATATTACTGTTGGAAAACAACGATATGATTTAGATACACTAATACGTGATGTAAAAGTTCCAACCGGTTCAATAGAAATAAAAAAAGTACATCACTATTCCCCACCGGCTTCAATGAGATTTTACGATCCTTATTTGGGAAATCAAGCAATGCTTGACACATTTGGGTTCGGTGCTTATTCTACTGGTGTATCATTTATGTTGATGCCAATGTATGCAGATTTGCTTCGTATTCAAGCAATAGAGTTCAATGATTTAATGCGTAAATCTGCCTTTACATTTGAAATAATAAAAAATGAACTTCGTATATTTCCAGTACCAACAAAAAATTTCAAATTGTGGATTGAGTATATTGTAAAAGAAGAAAGAAGTAATCCATTAAAATATCCAAATGGTCAAGTGTCTGATATGTCAAATGCACCTTATGATTATATGGTTTATTCTAAAATAAATTCACCAGGAAAAACATGGATATATTCGTTTGGTCTTGCTTTGGCAAAAGAAATGCTTGGATATATTCGCGGTAAATATGGAAGTATACCAATACCAAATGGTGAAACAACTCTTAATGCTGCCGATTTACTTTCTGCAGCAACTGCAGAAAAACAGGCATTGGTAGAACAATTAAGAACTATGTTAGATACAATGACCAGAAGTAAATTATTAGAAGCAAAAAGATTAGAAACTGAAGCACTTGCAGCTAGTTTGAATGGAACTCCTTTATCAATTTACATAGGATAAAATAATGCCATTATTTCA